GCACTTGACGAAGCATGGTTACACGCACTTGGCGTAGACACTAGTGAAGAAAAACTACTTAAACTTAACATGGCTATGATCGATGACGTGGCTAAAGTTATCAGTGACTTTGTTAAAGAGTATCGTACACTACCAGAAGAAGACCGTCCAAAGGTGTTGTTTGTCTTAGACAGTTTAGGTATGATGTTAACTCCAACAGACGTTAACCAGTTTGAAGCAGGTGAAATGAAAGGTGACATGGGTCGTAAACCTAAAGCACTAACAGCATTGGTTCGTAACTGCGTGAACATGTTTGGCACATTAAATCTTGGATTGGTTTGTACAAATCATACATACGCTAGTCAGGACATGTTTGATCCAGATGATAAGATATCAGGTGGTCAAGGCTTTATCTATGCAAGTTCGATCGTGGTTGCTATGCGTAAACTTAAACTTAAAACAGACGCTGACGGTAATAAAACCACAACAGTTAACGGTATCCGTGCTGCTTGTAAGATCATGAAGACTAGATATGCTAAACCATTTGAGTCAGTCCAAGTAGAGATTCCATATGAAACTGGTATGAGTCCATACAGTGGCTTAACAGACATGTTAGAAGCTAAGAGTTTATTATCAAAAGAAGGCAACAGTTTAGTTTATACCTTTGCTGATAAAACGACTATTAAACAATTTCGCAAAGCATGGGAACGTAATGAAGATGGTTGTTTAGATAAGGTCATGAAAGAATTATCATCTAATGTTAACTTGCTAAGTACTGAATCGAAAGTAGTTGAAGAAACACAAGAGGAGACAGCAGAATGAGCATTGAATTAGATATCGCTAGTGAAGTTTGGCTTACTTGTAAAGAGTATATTGGTCCTAAGGATCGCCAGGCAGCCGCAGATCACGTGATCAGTGTTGCGGCCGATCACAACATCACAGAGAGTGAGCTTAAAACCTTTGGTGGTACTGATGCTTATCTAGGTCGTGCTGTTAAAGAGTATCTTGGCGATGAAGAAGATCAAGCGATCGCCGACGAAGAAGATGACGGTGATGATTATTAATGTGGTATAGTCGTGTAGTTGCAAGTTTAGGCAGTATTCCAGACTTTATAGATCACTATGAAAAAGAACTGGATGAAGCACGCAAGGAAGTTACTGTCTATGGTAACATAGAGAAAAATCTCGCTGGCCTGCCCGGTATAACTGAGCGTCGCTTTAATCAACTACAAGAGGTTGAAGCGGTGCTGAATTATCTCAATATAAAATTACGTAAGATTCGCAGGACTCATTTTCAGAAATATCTAGAAAACTATCAACGAGCATTAACTAGTCGTGATGTTGAAAAATATGTTGATGGCGAAGACGAAGTTATTGATTTTGAAACTATCATTAATGAAGTGGCATTGCTACGCAACAAATGGTTAGGCATCATGAAAGGACTTGAAAGCAAGAACTTCATGCTTGGACATGTAACACGTTTAAGAACAGCAGGCATGGAGGACGCATCAATTGGCTAATCACAATCAAAAAACATTAGATATTATCAGCGGCTATGACACATTCTTAGAGAGTCTGCGTACTATCTGCGACATGGGCTGTGGATCAGGTGGAGATATCACCTGGTGGGCGATGCTAGAAAGCAAAGATGATCCACCAGAACCATATAATTATAATTGTTTCGCTGTTGATCGAGATGCAGGCAAATTAAGTCAAGTTCCTGATCTTGAAAATATTAATAAGATTAACAGAGATTTTACTGATCGGCGCATTATTCCTGTTAGTGTTGATCTAATGTGGAGTCATGATAGTCTACAATATAGTCATAACCCATTGGAAACACTACGATTTTGGAATGAACAGATGACTGTCAATGGTATGTTGGTATTACATGTTCCGCAGAGTAACGGAGTAGAATATAATAGATACTATAGTAGAACTTATAATAATTGCTATTATAATCACACCCCTACTAGTTTAATGTACATGCTTGCTGTCAACGGGTTTGATTGTCGTGATGCGTATCTATTAAAACAATTTAATGATCCGTGGATTCAAATGGCAGTGTATAAAAGTAATATAGAACCAATGGACCCTAAGACCACTACCTGGTTTGATCTAGCTGATAAAAATTTACTACACCCTAGTGTAGTACAAAGTATTAATAAAAATGGGTTCCTAAAACAAGAAGAAGTGATCATGCCCTGGCTAGATAAAGAAAATTATTACATTGATTGGATTCCACAACAGACAGTGATACCAGAAGAAGCTGGTGAGCCGACGGTTAATGGTATTTTTAATAAAAATATTAATGCTACAGAATCTAAACTTAAACAAGCAAAGACAACAACCAGAGAAACTCAACTTCTCAAACCAGTTGGCATAACACGCCCACCCAAGGAAAGATTCGTAAAGTGATTAATCGTGTAGTTCTGTGTACAGGAGGATTTGATCCTCCGCACTCCGGGCACATAGCATACCTCACAGCCGCCCGCCAACTCGGTAATGTCCTGATAGTGGGGGTCAACAGTGATGCCTGGCTTGCCCGCAAAAAAGGTCGTGCTTTTATGCCTGGTACTGAACGTGTGGCTATCATTGAAAATCTTAAATTTGTCGATGGGGTCATCTTGTTCAATGATGATGACGATACTGCTTTAGAAGCCATACATAATGTAAAAGATCTATATCCCAACAGCCAGATCATATTCGCCAATGGTGGTGATCGCACAGAAAATAATATTCCTGAAATGGCAGTTACAGATGTTGAGTTTGCATTTGGAGTAGGTGGAGAGGATAAAAAGAATTCAAGTAGTTGGATCTTAGAAGAATGGAAAGCTCCTAAGACTATACGTCCTTGGGGATATTATCGTGTTCTACATGAAGTGTCCGGCACTAAAGTAAAAGAACTTACTATAGAGCCAAAGCATAGTTTGACTATGCAACGACATTTTGATCGTAGTGAATATTGGCATATAACAGAAGGCCGCTGTGTGATAGCAACTGAAACAGACAATAACAAAGGATTCCAGGAATTATCAACGCACGACGGGTGTATTATTCCAGTGGAACATTGGCACAAACTAAGTAATCCCTATGAAGTGCCTTGTAAAATTGTTGAAATACAATATGGTATAACCTGCAATGAAGATGATATAGAACGTAGATAAATACTAGATAATGAAGATATCTGAACTTAATCTAGTAGAAGCTAAAGGATTTTTTGGTCGTAGACCGGGAGATCCATATGTTCACACCGACGGTATTACCGCTGAATTCAAACAAGTAACTCCATTTCCGACCTCCAAGCAAGGTGCATATTCTAGCGCAGAAGAGCGTGATCAGTATATCGCCAATCTAGAAAAGAAAGTGCTACGTGATAAAATACTATGGGTTAATAATCCCGGGAATAATAAAGCATTTGCGATAGCACAACTACAGACCAGCGATGGTGATGCTGTTTACTGGGGCCGTTATATCAACACCACACAAGGTGTGCTTACAGGTAAATGGGCTAACAATGAAATACCCGCAGGATGGAAACTAAACACTGCAACATCACAAAAACTAGCCACAGGCTATGACCCACAAACCTTAGTTGGAGTAGGTACAAGTTTCCCTAACATTGATCAAGCTCTACTTACTATTAAAACTAAATTAAAAAACGTTAAGCATGAAAAACAATTATCAGAAGCACTGGCCGCAGTCCGTCAAGGGCAATTGCCAGTATTTAAAGGTATGGCCAGTCAGATGCCAGCACTGCGTGATTATTTTGGCGAGATATTAACTCCCGTGGCGCTGGCCAGCGGTGTCATTGGTGGAGATGCTGATCTGGCACGTAAAGATGTCTTAGGTTCACCGTATGCGAAATGTAAAGTACGTTGGCCAATGAGCAAGACACATAACTTAGTTGACAGCGTGTTCCAGTCAGCTAAAGGTGTAGATCTTGGTATCAGCAGTAAAGGCGGTGCAGGGGCCAAAGCCAGTGCTAAAAATATCTATGACGCCATTGAAAAAGCAAGGACTACTAACCCACAGTTAATAAAAACCTACAAGAAAGTAGTCAACGCTATCAATATCATTAACACTTTAACAGCTTTAGATGCGCCACTTGAATTAGGGGTAGCATTTGGCATTATTGATGCACGTACCTCAGTAGATTGCCGCAATATGATCAACACTGGTGTTAATAAACTACCTGCCAAGTATGCTAAATTATGTAGTAATTTTTCTCCAGAATTAACTAATAAAAACTATAATGCTGGGTTACATCTATTAAGCAGTATTGCCAAACATGTAGCTAATAGATTAAATGCTATACCAAATATGAGCGAAGGAATAAAGGCGTTCATGAATCAATCTAGTATCGTTCAAATATATCTTGACATGAAAGTCCAAGGTCAAGATGCAGTAGTCACTGGATTCCGGTCAATCTACCCACCAAACTTTGAAGGAACGATGGTCATTGATGCTGGTAAGAGTTATTACGCAACGATGAAACCCAGCAAATTTGCCTTTGGATTTAAATAATCATTGATTCTAGTTAAATATTCTGTTAAACTAAATTTGCCATGAATATAATTCTATTTTCGTCACAAGCAGAAGAAAGTATTCCGTCTGCACAAATAGCTACTATGCAACCGCTTGAAG